ACACATCATCGACCTCATCACACCGAAGCCTCCGGCCCCACGACTTGCATTCTAGCATTTGTCACCATCAACACCGGCAAATTCGCCGCGTGAGCAGCCAAATGCCCCGCCGAGAAATGCGCATACCGCCTTACCATCTGAGCTGACTGCCAACCGCCCAGTTCCTGCAGTACATGCAATGGTGTACCTCGCTGCACATGCCAACTGGCCCATGTATGCCGCAGATCATGCCACCGAAAATCATCGATGCCACAACGCTTAAGCGCCTTGTACCATGCTGCCGTTGTAGCGACGATTACCGGCTCACTATTGTAGGTAAAAACGCGCACCGCATGACGACCACGCTGCAATGTAAGCACGCGCATAGCATCGTCATTGAGAGGCACCACAATAGCTTTGCGCGTCTTACTTTGATCAGGATGAATCCAAGCGACCCGACGCACAAGATCGACCTGAGACCAACACAAGCCAATCACGTTCCCCTTGCGAAGCCCCGTAGCAAGGCTAAAGGCCACCATATGCGACAAATGCTCAGGCAACTCATTCAGCAACGCGGACGCCTCCCCGTGAGTCAAATAACGCACCCGACGATCAGGCTCCCTCAACAATCGAACCTTCGGAATTGCATCAACCCACTCCCAATCAACACAGGCCCGGATTAGCACAGAACGCAACAATGCTAACGTCCTATTGACAGTTCCATTCTTGACACCAGTAGCACGTTTTTTCTTCGTAATAGCGTCCACGACAGAACGATTTATATCGTTTATATCATAACCAGACAAGAGCGGTTCAAGCCATCGAAAAATGCACTTATCGGAATGCAAGGATGCCTTATCTGCCTTTTCGACCATCCAGCGATCAACCGCATCACACCACGTCTTACCGGTCAGAGTTTCCAATACCAAGCCAGCAACTACCATCTATGCGCCCCATATAATGTTGCCATAAACCAACTATATCAGAATGGACACCAATCCGCGTCCGGCGCACAACCCGGCCCGGTAGCCAAGTAACAAACCTCTAGACCGTTATTGCACCAAGTCTGCATACCAGTCAAATCATACCCAGCAAGTGCCGAAAAGGCAGCCTGTACGGCACCCAGCATATCTTTCGCAGCTATCCAGTACGTCTGCACATCCGGCACCGGAATACCCTTGCTAGCAAAATAACGTTTTTGGTTCAAATTTCGACACTGCATTTCCTTGCCACAATACTTGGCAATGTAGCTGGCAATACGATGATTGCCCTTGTTATTGAAACCGAACTTGTTAGGGTCCCGCACATTGACCTGGCCCATTTGCTCACCGTCCGGTCCAAGGCCCAAAATGCTTTGCCAAATCGACCGCAGCAAAGCGTACATCTGGCGACCAGCGACCGCCACATGAAAATGCAAAGCGCCACGCGCCTGCTCCTCAATGACCGCCACATATCGAAACTGCTTATGCTTACCCAGCCTACGCCTAAACAAATCCCAATGCTTAAGAGCCGTAGCTCGATCAACCATATTCTCGCGATACGTCAACGTCACCATGCGATCAACCCCCAACGTCTTGCACTTCAAGCGCACATTTTTTTTAGCATTACGTGATGCAATGTCATCATTCACTTCCCGGTTCTCAGACTCACCACGTGCGGCACGCTGTTTCTTGATAGCAGCCCCTGAGAAGTGTTTTTCACGACACACCGTCACCTCAGTTTGCCCATCAGCAAAATCGCGCCTACGGAGCGTATAGCCATCCCACCATCCTCCCCTTACATGCTCATCAGCTTTTGTAAAATCAATTGACGCAAGAGTAGTTTCATAATCTAATTCGGTCACTGCTTATCCAATCACGACTTGGTTAGGTGGAAGACCTCAAAGAGTTTCGACCTCTTCGGGGTCTTTTTTTTTAACTTCAAATTCCTTCATCAACCTATGGGAAATGGTCAATTCCCGTGCTGCTTTCCGTTAAGTATTCCTATTACAAGTTTAGCGGCGCTTCGCGCCGCCACCCGCGCTGCGCGCAGATAGCGGCACCAAGCTTTCCGCTACCGTTTGCGCAGCAATTGCTGACGCAATAATTTCTCTATCACCTGATCCGGCGTAATGTCTTTAAAGCGGATATACGCCTTCAATCCTTTCAGCACCTGCGCATCGACATGCACCGTCAAAAATGCCTTGCCATCGTCACGCAAGCGATCCCTGCGATCTTTTTGCCGCTGTGCACTGGTCTTTGCCGCGCCAGTTGCCGGACGCCCTCTGCCCCGTTTAATCGGGCCGAGTAGATCAATCGTCTTGTCATCCTCAAGCTGTTTCATGTGCATACTTTCAAAACGGTTTTTCAGAGTGGGCCGTACTGGCCAACGTGCAGCGACGCGGTACTAAGCGTGGCGGCGGACTGCCCGCTAAAACTTTGAAAACGTGTCGCTCCTCGCTCCGATACGCACGGGCCACCTGACGCCATTACTTCAAAATCAACCGCCGACTTCGATATGCCCTCAAAGATTTTGCCCTCCGGGCCGCTTGTGCCGTCACCCCGGAATTATCGTGACAAGTCACCGTTTTTCTGACGTTCGGGGAACTTGCGCACTCAAGATCAGCACCAGATCGGTATGCAGCTTCGTCCCCGATCGAGCAGCCCACGAAGACGGCAGAAACGAGAAGCCAGAGGAACTATCGACGGTTTGCGCATCGTTCAGGCCGCCAATCAACAGCACTTCGCCATCGTTGACCGTCACCGCCGTTTTGACCTGGCGCTTAATCAGCGTGGGCGAACCTGTTACGCCACTGGCAGTAGGTTTAAAACTGGATATCTGGCCATCGATGGCAAGATTGATTTTGCCGTTGCCGAGCACCTTGGGCAGTACGTCGACAATGACGCCGGAAGGCCGATAGACGATGTTTTGAACGCTGTTGCCGGAATTGTCTTTGCCCGTACTGGCAATCGTCGGCGTTTCATCGCCCACCGTCAGCACCATCTTTTGATAATCGTCGCCCACAATTCGGCTGTTCGATACTTGCTTGAAACGCCCATCCGTGTTCAGCGCATCGATTACCAACTGAAAATTGGTTCCGCGCAAGCTGATCGCGGACGCCGAATTGACGCTCCCCAGCGACGCGCCGAACTTCGCACCGAGCACGCTGGCCATGATGGAAATGCCGCGGCCCGAGCTGGCGTTATCCGTGACCTCAACCCACGACGCCGACACATCAACCATACGCGGCAACTGATCGAGCGCACCGAGCAAAATGCGCATCTTGTTTAACTCCGACGCGCTGCCGGTCAGCACAATTTGATTGCCAGCCGCCACAGCACTACGCGGACCAAACGCAGCCGTCACGACCTGCACCAAGAAATCAGCCGAACGGCCAGCCGGCGCGTATACCTCTGATTCATCATCACGGCGCCGGCCGGAAGTACTGCCTGCAATGCCACTGGCATACCCACCGTCAAAATACCCCTCATCTGATTTAAGCCTGTTCAGCGGCGCAAACAAGGCTGCAGCAGATGACGATGCGCTTTGTGTAGCGACTTCAGGCGGAAGTGACACAACCGGAGCTTGAGCGGAACGAGAAGACTGCGCTGCACGCAGGTAATACACACCTTCGCGCAACTCGGACGAGATACCAAGATCAGCAAGAACGCCTTCAATAAAACCTGGCAATTGCTGGGGCGTCAAAGAGCGCACAGAGACCGAAATCTTGCGATCTAACGCCAGTGCATCCGGAGCAATCACAAAGTCGCGCTCAAGCAGATTTTTGTATGTCGCCTGTGCAAACGCCACGAGCGAGGCAGAGGACAGATTAATGGCGACAGGCTGATTATTGGCCATCGCCATACAGGGCAACAGCATCAGGTACAGGAACCATTTTTTCATGCGGCACCCCGCACCCACAAGCCCGGCTCGATCTGTGCTATCCAGCCGCCATCCACGAAGCGGAATCGCAACGCTTGTATCACACGACCGTCCGACAAGCTAACCAAAAATGTAGAACCCTGACTCATATAGCCGACACCCGTGATGGTCTTGGAATAAACAAACTCCTCCTTTTTCTGGACAACCTCAGGCGCGAAAAATGAGCCCCAAAAGTGGTATCCAAAAACGCCAAGAACGACACCCAACAGCAGCGAACAGAATAGAAATTTAGACATATGTTTGTGTGGTGGTTTAGGAGGCAGCGCCCTAGGGCGCAACAACGACAAGGCGGCAGGCGTAGCCTGCAATGGCCCGATGAAATCGGGAGGAACACCCACGGCAGCAGATAAGTGCCATGCCGAAAGCAGCGAATGCGTGCCATGGGGGTAGCTATCAGAAAAGACTTGCGTGGTGTTATAGGCATTGTTCAAGTCATCGCCCCGGAAGTACCAGCGATCCGCCACCAGCCCATCAGGAGAAGCGCCCAAGCGCACGACACCAATGTGCAAGCGTGGCATGCTGCCTGTCGATGCACCGGCCGTCATAAAAGCAATGGCGGGACTCAGAAGAGGCACCTTCATACGGTCAAGACGATTCAACCGCACCACATACTCAAGCAGCGATTCGCGCAACTGTTTGTCGACCTGGCTGATGTTCTGCATGATGAAAAAAATGTCCCAGCCATACTTGCGCGCATGGATCGCCCATTCGAGCATTTCCGCCCTGCCCTTGTCTTGAAAATTGCGCGTATTGAGCCAGGAACCGCACTCATCGAGAATGAGCGCACCATTGTGGTGTTCGTCAAATCCCGGCAGTAACTTAGGCGAAGGTGCAATCGCCGTGATACCAGCGCGTCCATACTGCAAAATAGGCTCAAACTGGATAAACCGATTGCCGCTACCGACCATGTACAAATCGACCGCAGACGGCTTGTCAGGCACCCGTATGACGATACTTTTATCCGTCGATGGCATCAGGTGCTCAAGGAAAACGTCACAGTTTGTCGCCACCCTTTTACCGTCGCGCAGGTAACGCCTGATCTGGTCAATTGCCGCCTTGCCCTTACCACTGCCGAGCTTGCCCGTAATTGCGTAAACAGCCATATCAACCACCTACTTAGTAACGATGTTCAGGCCTTTTTTCTGGAAAACGTACAGCTGGCAAGCAAGCCACACCGAAACGTAACAGGAAGCAGCAGCCATCGTAGTGCTGTTAAACGCAATTCCGAGACCAACGGCAAAGTTTGGATGTGAAGTGGAAATTCCCGAAATACCTTGCGCACAAACCCCACGGGCGCATGAGGACATCGTAACCATCAGAATTCCAAAAAGCGTCAACATCACCAGCACAGCCGAGACACGAAACGCTTTTTCAGCCACCATAAACTTACCGAAAATATTAATAAGGAGAGTAACAATCGAGATAAGTAAATTTCCGAGAAGAGGCATGATTAAGCTTTCGCAGCAGAGGTAACTTGTTGAACGGAACCAATTACGGCGAAGAAGCAAATAACGCCGGAAATGAACTTTGCAAATATATCAACATACGAACAAATGCTGACCTCATATGTTCCACGGCCTATAGGATTAGGAACAGTTGGATTCGTGCAAGCAGCGGTATTAATTTGCGGGAACCAGTCACCAAGCATTAATTTATCTTTTGAAATTTCGCCTATCTGATCCAGCGCATCTTTATTCTTCGCTTTGATATCACTTAACTGCGACTCCCCCTCATCGCCATTCATACCCTTAATTCCAGTCTCATCGATACGGCATGCCGGTTGCCCCGGTGCGCCACACGCAGCCTCTTGCTTGCCACCTGTGCCGGTTCCTGTGCCGTTGCCTGTGCCGTTGCCGTTGCCTGTGCCGTTGCCGTTGCCTGTGCCGTTGCCTGTGCCGTTGCCGTTGCCGTTGCCGTTGCCGTTGCCGTTGCCGTTGCCGTTGCCGTTGCCGGTGCCGGTGCCGTTGCCGTTGCCGTTGCCTGTGCCTGTGCCGTTGCCGTTGCCTGTGCCGGTGCCGGTTCCTGTGCCTGTGCCATTGCCGGTTCCTGTGCCGTTGCCGTTGCCGGGATCAGTCGGATTTGTCGGATTATTCGGATCACCGGGCGTATAAGGCGGAGGATGCGAATCTGGAAGACTTTCCACCGAACAACGCTCACCGTTATTAGTCAAGGTAATATCGTAATGCAATAAGAACACACCATTAGCATCACTCGATCCTTCATAAGCCTTACCTACATCATCTGCAGACTTAATTTTGGAAATGCAGCCATCAATACAATATGAAACGGCAAGCATGGAGCCATTCGGAATGACAGGCTTAACAACTATCCCCTCGCCATTAGGACCACGCTTGTAATAAGCAGATGGAATATCATAAGTACCAGCCGAGTCGCCCTCAACACACTGAGCACGAACGCATCTAGAACCAATCGGCTTTGATGAATCTTGCTCAAAACGACCACCACCTGGACAAACCTCAACAAGCTCGCCATAAACCCAATCCTCCTCCTTACCCATGTACACAGTAGTAAGCTTATAAATATCAGCACGAACATTTGCGCATTTAATCGTGGCTTTCGGAGAATAAGATTGCATGACAGAAACAATACCTGCGCAGTCATTACTGGGAACAAGTGGACGAGCGCCACCCGCCGCTTCAAAATACACTTTACCGCCAGCAGCAGCAGAACCAGCAAAAAACAACATTAGAATGAACAGTAATGAGCGCACGTTGTCACCTCAAAAAAAAAAGGCGACCGAAGTCGCCCATACCACAGAGCCGGACTTAGCCAGCCTTCGAGAATGCTTTTTTCATCATCTTGATACCCCAGAAGCCACCGGCGACCAATACCGCGACAGCGAACGCTGCCGAAATGTACGTGCTGGCAGTACCGGACAAAGCAGTGATCGCAGCGACGCCTTGATCATCAGCAGCCGACGCACCAGCCGAGACAGCAACAGCACCAACCAGAGCCAAACCGCGCTGAATATTTTTGTTCATGTTCAATTCCTTAAAAATTGGCCTACAAGTACGATTGACGACGGCCAAACGCCAAAAGAGAGCTAATCCAATATTTCGATAGAGCGGCGGATAATTCGCTGTATCGAACCAGCGGCATACCCGATCCCAAACGCACTCAAGGCATAGCCAACGGCGGCGGCGATAGTCATTATTTGTGCTCCAAAAAGCGGGCAATAATGTACTTGAGCAGATGTACGCCGCAGACAAACAGGCCAGCCAAAAACAGAATGGGCCAGAGATTTTTAAGCAGGATCATCGTTGCGCCCCTGCGATCCAGCCCAACGCGAACAGCACCACTACAGCAGCCGCAAAAAACGCATCCAAAGCCTTATCCTGCGCCGCCACTGCCGCCACGTATTCAGTGCCTGACTCGACCACGTAGGCACATGCAGACAATTCAGTGGGAGCGCTAGACACCGTGTACAGCACGGCACCAGACGGAGCATCTGGCCCCGTCATTTGTGTGGAATCGACGCAGGTAGGCATGGAAAATTACGAAGCGGTTTGTTGACCTGGGTTCGCCTTGACGGCGGGAGCCGCTGCAGAGGGTTTTGCTTGAGAAGCAGCGGAAATTGGAGTGATAGAAAAGACCTGCGCGCCGACACGCTTGTCTTGCGAGATCGAAACTTCAAATTCGACCTCATACATGCCCGGCTGGGTGTCTTTGAAGCGCTCCGGCAAGACCAGCTCACCGATTAACGGCTCGATGACGCCGGTATCGCGGTTTGGCTTGTGGACGATGCATTGCGCCATGCGCATATCGTAGTCATTGCCGGTTTTTTTCGAACGGCCAGCCACTTGGGTGACGTGCAAAATTTGGATGGTATTTTTCATGGTCTTTTCCTTGGAGTAAGTCGCCCGCTAGAGCGATTAAGTTTTTGCACGGATCAGCAGCCGAAAAAACCTCCCAAGGCGTACCAGTGGGCAAACAGGCGGCCCTTGGGCCGGAGACTGAGCGGTTTACATTCAACCTAGATGTGCTATCGTTTACTTACATCGTGAGAAGTAACTTATCACGATGAGAATATATTACATCATGAGAAGTTTTCCTGCGAGCAAAAACAATGAATAGCACGATTGAATTATTAAATGAAGTTTTGAAAATCCATAAGGCTAAGACTATCGCTCAGGGATTAGGGATCAATGAAGCGGCGATTAGCACATGGAAGAAGCGTAAGCACCTGTCTGCGTACTATGCGGCGAAAATGGCTGCAATCATCGGAGCCGATACGGACAGAGCAATTGCACTGGCGGGAGCTGAAGGAGAAGCTGACCCACAGAAGCGTGCTGAACTACTTAGCTATCTGTGGATCAGTCCTGAAGAGACGACGCTTGCAGATCTGCAAGCGGAAATTAATGGTGGGCCTCCCGTGAGTCGAACACGGCACCAACGGATTATGAG